CTAAAACTTGTTCGTCTTCTTTGCTGAAGGCGGTTGCGGGCTGCAAGTTCTTTGCGGTGTAGTAGGCAAGTATTTCGTTCCTCACCCCCAACCCCTCTCCCAAGTAGAGGGGAGTTCCTGCCTGCACATCATCGGTGATGTTAAGGTTGTTAGCCTCTGTCAATTCAAAGACGCTTTCAATGGTACCCGTGTGTTGCAGGGCGAGGTCGAGGAGGCTTTGATTATGTAGGGCTGTTATTGTCATCT